GCCTGGTCCGATCGTGTATTGCGTAACATTCTGCGTGACCGCCCAGACAATCTCGGTCTTGTAAAAGACCATCATTTGCTCGTTTGACCATTGATCAATCAAGTCGTTGAGCATGTCAAACGCGTCTTGTGCAGCATCCGAGGTCGGCGTTTCGCCCGCTTCCAGTGCGCCAATATCCTTAAGCGCCCGGCTTACAATGTCGATCGGCTGCGTCATTTTTACAGACCTTCGCCAGGCGTAATTTCAAATGCGCCAACAGCATTAGCCAAAAACCATGCGTTTGCAGGAATGCCGGAAAAAACTTCCACACTGCCGGGCAACATACCAATCGCAACCGATGACACGCCGGCACTTGGTGCGCTCACTGACGGACAGGTAACTGCAGCGTCAGAAAGTGCAGGCGCCGCATAAGTAAAATATTGCGTTGTCGTCAACATTGCTTTAACGCGATAACTGGTCGGATTGTTGTTGTTTGATGCTTTGACTTGGACCGAGCTGGTACCGACAAGATAAGTCGGCCCAAATGGAGAAAATGCGCTGTTGTAAGCCATTTATGACCTCTTAAAAAAAGGGAATCGCCCTTGCGAACGATTCCCGATACAGCTTAGAACGTGCTGAAATCAGTACCGTAAATGTAAATGTCAACGGTGCCGCCAGAAACAGCGGTGCCGACTTTGACGTAGAACGTCTGCGCCGACAGGTTCGCGGTGCCAGTTGCAGCAACAACAGTGGATTTCGTAACGTATGCCGAGCTGGTGTTGCTGGTCAGCGAAGCATTGGTCACGATTTCTGTGCCGGTGCCAGCCGGACCAGTCCAAATGGCAAGAGCACCACTGGAAACGTCTTTGTTGGCATTGGTAATCACCACGTTGGTGACATTGTAGGTCGTGCTGTTGATAACGCTGAAAGTAGCCGCATCGCCAGTGGCAGCGAGTGAAACGCCGGTGACCGAGGCCAACAGACGGATCGCTTGATTGCTACCGAGAGCTTGCGGATGAATCGTGGTGGCCGAGGCCGGTCCTGGATTTGCCATGATGAATTCCTTTAAATGAGGTTAGACGGGGCGCATTGACTGCGCCCCTGGTTATTACGCAGCAACGCGGCAGGCAAGCTCGGGATACAGCGGCGCCCAGCCGTAGAGCACATCCAAACGAGTCGGGATTGAATCGTTATTTATTGTGTACTGCCTAACGACACGAATGGACATCCCTAGCTCTTTGTCGCTTGCACGACCAGCAAAGTGGACCCCTTCCGGCAGCTCAAGGTCAGCCATCGCAACGGTAAACGCATTCCGGTGCATGACAATGTTCTGCGGTGACACGGTGCCGGTTTTGTTGAAGAACGTAATGGCAGAAGTTGCCGAGGTCGTTGGAATGCTCACGTTCTGGAACTGACCAGCAGTGATCACGGCCGGCGAAACAACGACGCTCAACGTGGTGTCGGTGCCGGAAACGGCAGTTTTCACAACAAAGTTACGCAGCTTGTTCGTGCCATACGCTTGGCGGTTCTGCGGGTTGACTGCATACACGCCAGCGATCTGGAAAGTGTCGCCAGCATTCAGCGAAACAGCACCAGTCGAAGTCAGCGTGATCGTCGAGGTCGAAGCCCAGCCAGTGGTCAGGAAGCCCGAGGCGGTCGTGGTCGCGCAGACCGCGGTGCCAGCGAACGAACCGAACGTTTGCGAAACAACGTTCTGGTCCATCTTCCACTTCATGCCGGCCGAATCCGTACCCATCATTCCCTTTTCATACTGCTGGGAAATCTTCTGGTTCGGCACAAACAGACCTTTCAGGCTGTCAACAATCGTCGCGCTGGTGAACGGTTCCACGATGCACGAACGACGGCCATCACGCGGCGCGCCCTCACTGTCCAAATAGGCACCAGCGGTCAGGTAAGTCAGCAAGCTGGTCGGCGGCGTGCCTGCAGTGCCGACGATGTTCGCGGTGTTGGCAGCAGCGGTAACCAAACCATCGCGGTCGATCTTGTTGGCAATAGCGGCCACGGCCGGTTTCAGCACGCGATCCGAAAACATATCGAGCGACAGCGCAAGATCCTGAGTCGTAAAGCTGGTGTCAACGTGGAACTGAGTCGACAAGGTAACCGGCACGCTCGTTTCGTTGAAATCTTCAACGTTAAGAGCCGGACCAGTGGTGCCGATAAAACGACCCGGACGGCGAACGTTTACAGTCGCGCCGATTTTGCCGCCCACAACAGCGAATTGATCGTCGTAATTGCGATCGACTTCATTCGTAAAGGTCAATTCGTTTTCAAGCACCATCAGTGCTTCATTCGTGATTTTGCTGATAGTCAGCAGATTATTAGCCATGATTGTTTCCTAAATAAAAGATTATCGAATTTTTCCTGCCAGCCTTGCCTGCTTCCATGCTTGATAAGATCCGTGGAAAACTCCATCTGAGTTGACCTGCGTATCCATTGCACTTCCACCGCCCTTAATGGGCCTGATCGGTGCTGGCGCTCTTTGTTTCGTTGCAGCAGCTTTCGCCGGTTCCTTTTTCTCGAATCGCGCTTCCAGTTTCCCAATCTCGCGCAATGCAGTAATCGTGGACATTTCAGACAGCTTTTGTGCAAACTCTGGATTCTCGGCCAAGTGATAGAGCACCTGCGGCCCGACATCACTTTCAAGTATTGCATCCCGCACCTGGTCGCTAACAGCGACATCGCTTGATGCAACAACGTCCTCAAAATCCGGTAAATCTGCCTTCACCGCGGTGATACGGTCAGTCCATTGTTTGATGGTTTGCTGACGTTCCGTTGCGGCTTTCTTTTCTGCCTCTTGCCGGTCACGATCCTTTAATGCTTTTTCTGCGGAAAATTCAGCCAATGCGCGTGCATATTCAAACGCATCAGTGAATTGCTCGGGCTTCGGTTCAGCATCAGGATCAGCTGCCTTTTCGGGCGCTGCCTTTTGCTCATATTCCCGTAGCCTTGCTTCGGCGCTCTCGCGGCCTGCGCGTTCCTTTGCTGCTTCGGCTTTCGCCTGTTCGCGCTGCTTTACGACTTCGCCAATCCGCTTCTCGATCTTGGGCTTGCTTTTCTTTTCCGGTTCGTCTGCTGCGGCCTCTTTCTGCTCAGGGTCGGCGTCTGCCTCAGATTCATTCTGACCCTCGTCCGATTCGACTGGATCCGCTTCAGCGGCCTCGGTCGGTTCGTCCTGGGCAGCTAAACCCATTCGCTGTGCATAAAATTCGGCTGCATTCTCACTGGTTAAAACGGTTGCTGCTTGTGCTTCTGATGCTGACATGGAATTTCTCCAAGAAATAAGCCCAGTGAACCCACTGGTAGGTTACTTCTAAACCCTTGATAAATTACTGTCAATTATTGAATAAATGGGTTAGCACCTGCCGAAATATCCTCAACCGCGATCTGTGCCGATCGTTGCTGCTCGGCGTTCCTGCGCTCGATTTCATCCTGCAGGCGCCTGGTGTCCATGTTGTGCAACAAAAGCTGCACAATGCCCTCAATTTCTGACTTGTTCTGGCTTGTGATGGACCGCGTGTTTTGGTCGTTTACGCGCACTTCGGCCATTGTTTCGGTGTTGTGCGCTCTGGCGGTCACATCCATCAGCTTGCGCTGGGTTTCGCCATCTTCCTGCAACTTTTTGACCGTTGCGCCATGCTGAATATCAAGTTTGAGTGCGGCATTCTCTTGCTGCAGATCAAGCATTGCCTTTTTGCTCTGCTGCAGCTGCATCTGGATCTGTGGCGGCACCGGTGATTTGTCATCAATCTGCGCCAGCGGGTTGGCAGCGGCGAGCCGGTCGGCAATCACTTCGGCGCCGGGGAAATCCATGTTGCGGAATACCAGATCGCCAGCAATGTTGAACAGCTCAGGCTTGCCAGCCAGTAGCGGCATCATCGCCTCAACCGCCTGTATGCGCTTGCTGTTGTAGCCTGGCCCCGTATCCATCACCACATCGTATTCACCTACTGTAACGTCGTTCAAGACCTTCAGCACGCCCATTTCGTCCTGTTTACGCTCATTGATCGTGACCAGATCCGGCTGGCCATCGGCGCCAATAATCCGCATCACGCGCTGTTCGTTGTAAATGTGCGGCGCCAAATCCAGAATAATCTGGCCGGTCTGACGTATTGAGCGCGTCAGGTTGTCATAAAAATGGTAATTGTTCATGTCGATCTGCTGCTGCTGACCGTTCAACGCCTTGCCGGAGATATTGCCCGGTATGTTGCTGGGATCAAATATCCCGAGCACCGTCTGCAGATCCTCGTTGATCGCAGCGGCCGCGGTCATTACACCGGCTGGTGGCGGTTCCGGCTGCAGGCGCACAGGCACCGGCGCCGGCCGGCCGTCGATGTCTGTCTGTTTGTAGCGCAAGACAGGATTGCTGGCAATATTAGCCCTCGTCCATTCGTTCTCGTGACCTTCGTCCTGACCTTCGGCCAGCAACCATTTGGCTTTGGGTGCCAGCGCGACCGATTCGGTCATGCTGGTGCGCCAGTAGTTATACATTCTGCTTGGATCTTTGGCGAACCGCACCAGACCGTATTTTTTGCGCTTGTCGTTGACGATCAGCTGAGCGCCGTAGACCGGCACAACCGGAATAAACCGTCCAGGCCAGATTTTCTCGTCCAGCACTTCCATTGCGGTGACTTTGCACCACTTGATCTGCTTCCTAAAGCTGTCGCGCTCGTCGACCACCGTGATACCGGCCAGCGCCATCGCTTCGGCGCTGGGCAGCTCGTCCTTGAATACAGACGTGCCATCAGACAGCATCAGCAGCTTGGTTTTGACGCGCTCGGTATAGAAATACTCGGCAATCCGAATATCCTCTTTGCTCACCCACTCGGCCCAGCTGTCGCCGGTCGCAGTGGCTTTGAATTGCCCGCCGTCGTCTGCATCTGGATATTGTTTGTTGAATACCGCTTTCGGGATCATCGTGGTGATCAGGCATCGCTCGGCGTCAGATCCATCAGGCTGCGTGCTGTTGGGATCGAAATAAACGGTAAACGGGTTGTCGATCTGCCGGATATAGATCTCTTGGTCGAATGAATCCTCGCGCACAAAGTCGGTGACGATTCTCCAGTAACCCCAGCCCATACGAACCGCGTAATCAAATGCGGTGTCGTACGCGGTGTCTGCGTTGCTGTTGATCTCGATGTGACGTGTGATGCCTTCCAGCACCTCCGCGACCTTCTTATCAGCCTGTGTGTTGGTCGGGTGCACCTTAATCCGCGGTCGCTGCTGGCGCTGTTGATTGGTAACCTGGCGAACGTAAGCATCGAGCTTGTTGATGGTCAGACACGGCCGAGATTCCAGATTGCGGCTGTTCTGCGTTTGAACTGGCCACTGATCACCGGCGGCAAACTTCAAATCCTCCAGTGCTTCGCTGCGGTTCGTGCTTTCAGCAGTAGACACCAGGCGCAGGAATTCAATCGCATCAGTAATCCGTTTGTCGTAATCGTCACTTTGATAGGCCATGTTTTACCCTTTTCAATTCATCCAGCTGCCCATTTGCAGCATTTCAGGCCGGCGCTTCTGCGCTCGGCGCGGTTCGTTGACCAT